TTTAGGCTATTAATTACTTGTTGATTGGTTTGCAACAGATCGGAAACCATTTCTTTAGCATTAGTAGCTTGGTTTTTGCAATCTATAGACTTATCGTCATACATTTCTTCCACATTTCTAGGAGCATATTCACCTAGAGCACGCAGTTCCTCTGCAAATGGATCTACTGCATCAAATAATTCTTGGTATAGTTCGCCAAAGAAATCATGAAATTGAGAGAAATGAATACCTTCCACATTCCAGTGATAAGAGTGGGCTTTTTGATACATGAAAAATGTATCAGCCATGGCTTTTCTTGCTTCTATCATATTAGCAATTCCACTTTCTCAATGCCAACGCTTTACGAGTTGGTTCACCATTAGGTTTCTTCATTGGACCTTCCATACCACCCATTCGTGCACAGAAAGATCTACGACGATTTGCAGCTTTGCTTCCAGCTTTTAACTTGGAAGGTGCAGTAGTAACTGGTGCTTGTAGATTAGCACCCTTAGCATTGTATGCGTCACGACCTTTTTGAGTCAGACCACCAGTAGAACTTTTGTGTCCTTTGGCATCAACTGCATACTCTAGTAGTTCTTCATCGCTAAATTGTTCAAACTTTTCCCAGATATACTCTGAGTCTAGATTATGTAACATTGCTAATTCTTCAACTACAGATTCGATTAGATCAAATTGTGCTTCTAATTCTTCATTCTTTGGTACGCAGTCTGGAACCATGCGGTTACCTTTCTTTTTCATACCAACTTGCTTATGAGTATCCCAGCATGCTTCGTATAACTCCTCATCCATTTCTTCGCCAAACATTGCACGATACTTTAGCGTATGTTTGCTTAGTTTAGTTTTAGCGTTTGCATCTCCAGGTGCTGGTTCATATGCTGATGGATCACTGTCGCTTTTCTTATCCATTTTATCCCAATGTGCTGCTCTGGCTTTTGCTGTTGAAGCAGAAAGACCAGCAACATACTTCTTTGGAAGACCAGACTCTTTATCCTTTGGAACTTCTGGTAGATTATTTTCTAAAATTTCTTCTTCGTGAAGATCTTTATCTGCACCATGATATGTTCCCTTACCTTTACCAATGTAAGAGTTTACACGAGCCATACCCCATTGTTGTGGAGTAGTTCCTGGACGATGACCAGAGTTCCATGCAGCTACACCACGACGATATACTTTACGCAGTGTACCAATTGATATACCAGATTTACTGGCTTTTCCTGCTAATCCCGCTTCAGCAGTTTCGCAAATTGAATTTGAAAATTGATCAAATGATAACATTTTAATTCCCTTAAAATACAGAAGGCATATTACCTTTTTTAGTTTTACCTTTAGACATGCGTGCCTTTTCAACTTGACGAACTCTAACGACAAGTTTCTGGGCAACACGATTTACCAAGTCTTTTCTTTTGGACAATTGTCTCTCAATGTTTTCTTTATCACCGACTGAAACTTTAGATGGGTTACGACCACGAAGCATGCGTTGCTTAATTAGTTTAATTGCCAATCTTCTTGCACGAGTATTAATAGTCTTTGGGTTTGCATAACGATGAACATTAATCTTTGTTGTACGAGTACGCTTTGCTTGAGTTCTGCGTAAGCGAATCCTACCCTTCATTCTTTCTTGACGAGATAAAACTTCCATCAATTCGATTTGTTCTTCTTCTGGGTGTGGAGGGATAACTTCATCGTTATCTTCATACACTAAATCCCACTCAGTATGTTCATCTAACCCTAACAATTCTTCTTCACCAAGTTCTTGAATCATTGTTTCAATTTCAGAATCGCTTAATTCAAATTCTTCCTTAAAGAATGGATCACTTAATGCATTAAACTCTGTTCCCATTCCTGGACGAGATTCGCCACACTCACATGGATTCTTACCACATTGAGGACAAACTAATTTCTTTTTGGCTTCTTCTAATTCTTTTTCGGATTGACCATGTTTCTTTAGATCATTGTCAAACTGTTTGTTTGTTGCTTTATTAATACCTTTAAAACGCTTGTCGCCTTTAGCATAATTACCAGCTGCATCTGATGCTTTAGCACTAGCGTGTGCTGCTGTTTTGTATTTTGCTAAAAGGTCAGTAGATAGTTCATCAATCTGATTTTGCTCATTAACATTCTTTTTCTTATCATCATAATTATAGAATGTTAGAAAACCTTTTACTTTACCTTGTGGTTTTTGTACTTGGTTATTTCCTACAGACTCTGGACTATTTGTTTTAATTTGATCTGTACCATTTGGTTGAATGACAGCTTCTTTAATTTCTTTCACATCAGTGATCCATTTTGAAACTAATTCACCTGTTTGATCTTTTAATAGTAGGTGATTTGATCCACGCTTAATAATCTCATAGTGTTGACCACTAGATTCAACCAATTGACCAATGTTAAAGATCTCTCCACGGAAATACTTCTCACGGAGTTTGTCTTTGACTAGAACTAAGTTTTCTTTGATTGGATCGATACCCATGCCAATGCGCAGTTCGTTCATCAGACGCTTGCCGTCAATGTCACGAATGGTAGATGGGAGTGACTTTTTAAAGTCTTCGTAGATACCCTTAGTTGCAATCTGCTTCATCTTGGCAGTTTCTGCATCAGGGTCTTTAGTGCCGATTGAGATAATCTCAACGGATGCTGATTCTTTTAATTTCTTAAACTCATCGAACTGGTCTGCGCCAGAGATGATAATAACATTTTTGTACTTTTCGTTTAGTTGTTTAACTACAGAAGAAAAAAACGATTCACCCAAAGATACAATCTTAACCTTTGGGAACATTAGGCTAAGAAATTGTGATTTTTTATCTTCTTGGAGGGATTCAGATGGAACTGTATAGACAATGTGATCAGCTTTGCGCTGTTCGGCTACAACTTGTACTGTTTTAATTAGGAGTTCATGTGCTGTGGTAGGAGGATTAAATTCTCCTAAAGCGCATACGACTGTATTAGTCGGAAGTTGTCTAATGAATTGTCTGTAATTTTTCATGTTTATCCATCTATAAAAATGTATTCATCTTTATTTAGGAGTTAAACTACTGCAGATAGCCCTTGTGCGACCGATACAATCCATCGCATAGTTATCTCATCGGAAGCCAATTCTTGCTGGGCACGGATCTCAGCTATCTCTTTTAGAAGGAATTTGTACTCTTCTACGGTTAATTGTTCTTGTTCATAGTTCTCACGAATAACTAAAATTTCATTAGCAAGTGATGCAGCTGGACCACCTAGTCCTGCTTGCTCTCTTAATTCGTTTAATAAAGACATTATCTTCCCTTCCATGCATCGAGTGTAACTTCCACTCTAGTTTTATTGAGTTTTAGTAGACTTTCACAAAAAGTGACACTCTTACTACTATGTGCCTTCAATAAACTTTCCTGCAGACTGGCAATCGCTTTGCTCTGTGGTTCACTTCTAAAGTGAGTATAAACCTTTAAATGATTAACACGATCTAATAGATTATCCCAGTTTTTAGGTTCAGCGCAAGATGCTTTGTTTAGGTCAGTTTGAATGTAAATTAGATTATCAAACATAACTGGATCATGTGGCTTTGGAAAGATTATCGCACAACCTGACAACAATACTACTAAAACTAAAAGTAGTTTTTTCATTTCATGGCTTTTCGTAAATCGTTATACAAAGCATCTTTGTGTTCTGGCTTCATACCACTGGCTAGATGAGAATGAAATTCTTCTTTCTTACCAGATGATGCTAACTCTCTTAATTTAGTTCCAGAGATACCAGCAACACCTTTAGCGTTTTCATCTCGTTCACCAGATGAACTAAATGAGATGTTTTTAAAATTGTAGTTACCATGAGCACCAGCGACACCATTGTATTTCTTAAGTAAATCATACATTGGTTTGCGATCTGAACCACCAACAAAGTGTAAGTGTGTCACACCCTTAGCATGCAGATCAGCTGCATGTTGTAGCACAGTTGGTTTGTCTTTGGAAGCAACTTCAATGTTAGTTCCAGGAAATGCGTTTCGTGCATGCTTTAATTTTGTTTCTGGATCAAGAGGATCCATATGCCATGACATGGTGATTCTCAGAAGCATTAGTATTACCTACTGGTGCACCACGAGACTTCAATAGATTCTGACGAGCAAACTCTGAACGATTGACTAACTTTGTTGGCTCTGTGACACCATTGTGAGTATGATTGTAAACAAAACCTTCTGGCTTGGAAGCAACTCCACCGATAGAATGTTCATAACCACCTTCGTTTGATTCAAGACTATTAACCAATTCATTCTTGGCATTGGCAAGATGACTATGCATCTTTAGTAGATTGTCGTAGTGTTCTGAGTTTTTCTCAATATGTTTTAGTTGATTGCCAGTGTGGTCGATAATCTCTTGCTTCTTGGCAGGAGTTTTAATCTTATCGAACTTCTTCTTCATCTGTGAAGAAACATGGTCAGAGAATCCTTGAGTAGAAGGTGTTTCTCCAGTACGAACTGTTTGATTGATATAAGTTGCTAGATGACCTGCTTCACCGCTATGTTCTGGGTGAATTGCTTTATACATCTTAGCACCATGAGTCTCATGAATAGTCTTGGCTTTAGATAATTCACCAAGTACTTTCTGTTGAGATTGTGCAGAGTATTTTGCACCTGCAGCATCGTAGCTGGCAGTGTGATGATAGATGTCTGGATGAGAACCAAAATCACCTTCAGAAACATTACCAGTTGCACGCATGTTGCTTAGGTTAGTTCCTTCGTATTTGGTATGAGTAACTAAACCAAATTTAGATTTGTTAATTGATGCAGCTTTATCACCCTTTGCACCATAAGTGATAGTGTTTGGTGTGAAAGAAGTTTTGTCTCCTTCTTTCTTAAGATCAGGTTTAGTGAACATCACATCGCCTTGGAATACACCTTTCTTTGGTGCAATCTTTGGTGCATGTTCTAATGCTGCTTTAAGTTTTTCTACAAGTCCTGGAGCATGTCCGTGATTCTTATCGACATCTTCAGGTGTATAATTTAATTTTGGATTTTTATTGAATGCAGACTTTGAAGCAACAAAGAATTTACCAGTCTCTGGATGATGTCCATAAACCAAAGATGGTGAACCATCATACTTCATTGTCAACTTGTTAGAGTTCATACCTTGTTTGGTATGAAAGTGTGCACCATGCAGGGCATTATACGCATGATTGAATCCGTCTGCTCCATGGAACAGTGGACGATCCTCAGCGTGAGTGATGTGTTTAAGTTTTGCACCTTCTTCGGTTGGTGCAGCTTCGATTAAAAAGTCTCTAAATCCTAACATCATATTACTATTATACCCTAAGTTGCAATAATTGTCAAGCAATAACCCTACAGAATTGAGGGGATTATTTTAGCCCGAAAGTACCTACTAGACTCTTATGTGGTCCAGAGGAACTCTTAACAGTAAAGGTTGACACACGAACTGTTTTACCAGTTTCAGGATGTTTACCTTTAATAACGACTGTACTTCCTTGGTGTTCTGTGTAAAGATTGGTGGCTTTGGCCAGATGTTCATCTGCGATTCCATGAGATGGTTTAATAACTGCCTCAGAAGAACCATCAGGTTTAACTTTACTGTGGGCTACTGAATGTGGAATATGCGTTGGAGCAGAAACATGCTGACGAATAATGTCACGCAATTCTGAATCTGATTTAGTAGAAAGTCCTTCGTGGAACTTTTTAGCTACTGCTACTTTAGAATCAAGAGAAGACTTTTCTGCTGCACCAACACGAGCACTAGAAGTCTGAAGATATTCTTGTTGCTGTTTTGGTTTTAAACTATCATGTCCATCGATAAATTTACCTAGATGTTCATGCATAATTTTATTTTTCTTACTTAGAGTTTTACCTGTTACAGCAATACCTGTTAATTTGGCATGTTCAACTCTTGCTTTGTCAATACCCATTTTATCAATTTTGTATTGAATATTCTTTTGGTCAGCAGAACCATTATATCCAATTTCTTCCATGTGTTTATGATGAGAGTCTGTCAATGCTTTTAAACTACCCTTTGCAATACCAGCAGTTTTTTCCATAGAGTCAAGACCTGGATTGCGATAGTTTGGTTCATTAGATCCATACTTGGCTGACACACCATGATAACCAACTGTCTTACCATCTTTGTCGTGCATTGTTAAAATCAAGTCAGCGTTTGAATTGACATCTTTAACACCAGTAGTTTTTTCATGGTCACCAGCAACACCTGCTTTATCAGCGTTTGAAGTCCAGTGAACATTACCAATATGTACACCATTACCAATATGTCCTTGCTCTTGAAGATGCTGTTTAAACGCATCAGCTGTATTTTTAGCATGAGCATCAATCTCATTATAAGCAGCATCGCCAATTTTCTTCTTTAAGCGATCGTGAACTTGTTGTGGTGTACCAGCGTGTTCTTCGTTTTCTGATTCTGAACGATGATGCATTGGTAGTTGAGTATCTGCATGAAGGTGTTTTGCCAGAAGTAATTCGTGAATCTTACCTTTATCATCAGACTCTAGGTCTTGTGATAGTGCTCTTTCATTGAGCAGATTGACTTCTTCTTTTAGAAATGATGTGAAATTTAACATATGTTTACCACGGATCCCCAGATAACTTTAAAGATGATGCCATCTTTTCTGATTCAAATTTAAAACGAATCTTCATGATTTTCTTATCACCAGCTTTTACACCAATTGATTCGTTGCCTACTTTTTCTAAAGTGATGGGATATTTTCCAAGTGCGTCTAACTTCTCATTCTTCACTGGATCCATCACTGTTGCTTTATAGGGAGGTTTACTTCCCTGTCCTGTAACTTTAATATATGGAGGATACATAACTTCTGCATCCATCCAATCATTTAACAAATACTTGAGTAATTCTTTCTGATTGAACTTTTCAAGTTTCTCTAATAATTTATCTCTCATCTCTTCCATCATTTTAACACCAACGGCTTCAGTCTGAATCTTTACCTTTGGATTTGCACGAATGTATAACTTTCTTGCAGTTGCTGATGCTGGAAGACTATATGTCTTAATTGTATCTTCTAGTAAATTTTTATACATGTCTGCTAGATTCATGTTTAGGTTTCGGTCAATTGTACCAACACCTGGATTCTTAAAACCAATATCACCTGTGGTTTGTGTTGCTTTAGCAGATAAGCCAAGCCATCCATTGGCTGGTCCAGTACCAAACTTAACTAATATATCTGTTGGGTTTTTCTTTTGATCAACAGGTTGCCCTACTGCAGATGACATCGAGTTTGGTCTTGCTGTCCAATGAACACTTTTGATAGTTACGGAAGCATATCCATTCTGCTTAGCCCACTCTTTAAATTTCTCTGCCATTGCTTCGGCTTTACCCTCAGCATCTTTAACTTCTTCTGGCTTGGCTTGTTTAACACGCAAAGTGTACTGTGCCTTGGCTTGAGAATCAAACCACTTCTTACCAGCTAAAACATAGCCAGTGTATATCTCGTTGATGTCTGAGAGAACAGTATTTGCAGTCACAGGAATAGCCCATTAATAACCCAGTAAGGTTATTTAGGCTTCCTTGATGCTCGTTGTGCTCGTTGATACTTACGATCCCACTTCATAACCTGTTGCATTATCTTTGGGATAGCAACATTGTTCTTAAAGTCGTAATCGAAGGTTTTGAGGAAATAGTGTAGAGTCTTAGAATCCTTATAGTCTTTTGCACGAGACAGGAGTTCTTCTACTGGGATGTTTGGTCTATGGGTTTTGAAGTCCATATAGACGCAGTGTGCATATGCTTGAATCTCGTCAAACTCAGAAAGGTATTTTCTCTCTAGGTTCTTCTTTTCTTGTTGAACTTTCTTAAAAGGAACAACATAATTATGCCAGATATCGCTACGACGATCGTATTGCATGAAGTGTACTAACTCATGCATCTGAATTTGTATTATACGATACTTGAATTTATTCCAAGACTTATCTGAAAATTTGTGCTTATCAAAATTAGTTGAATAGATGTGTAGGGCACATTGTCGTTCATTTGGATCGTACTCTCCTCCAGCTGCAACATACTCTTTATATGTTTTGGAGTTGGTTGGCTCTGGACGGAATTCTACCTTAGTTCGCCACTTCTTAAAGTAATTGGAAAGTCCCTTCCCATCGTTGCGATAGTTATCGAGGTCTTTCCATACTTTTGCAGGTATGAACTTCGCTCTAAATGGACGCTCGTAGAAATTGAGCATTTCCATAAAGTCGAAAGTTGCCGAATCTAGGTATCTCATAGTCCTAGAAAAGACTTACACCCTTAGTTGTTTCTCCAAGAATGCTAGTGCTTTCCCCTGTTCCTCTAAGTTAGTGTTATTGAACTCAGTAATATAGGGCATCAAGTCAAAGTTTGATAGCAGATTACTATATTTAGTTTCCCTGCCTTTTAGGAACTGGGCAGATTGGTCTGACCCACGATCCTGATATCGTTGTTCTAAGACACTTTTTGGTGCTTTTAAGAAAACCACCTGTAAATCGACTTCCTGTAGGTTCATTGCAAACTCTAAGAAAGACTGATTAAAGATTCGATCTCCCTCAAAAAGGATGTTGGATTGGCATTCCTTAATAAACTCTTGGGCGATAGGCTGAACTGCCATTGATAGGCGATCTGTACCAGCAAAGGTTTCGCCATCTTCATACTTACCCAGAACATAAAGATCTAGGTCTTTACAATACATGGCTGAGAGCATTTTCTTGGGTTCGACTTTCTCCCATGTATAACTCTCCATGAATTTGCGGAACAGGGTAGTTTTACCTGTTCCTGGACTTCCACCAACTGCTACAATCTTACGCATTATAAACCCTTCACATCTCTAATAAGCGACTTCAATTCGTCTTCAGTAAACACCCATACACGACCTATAAAGTGGTGAACATCTGAATCAATATCGTGTCGTTTAGTGAATGTCATCTTTTTGATTATATCCCTAGTCATATTCTTTGTCAAGTTTTCTTTAATCTCATCTGCATATGTAGGAACAGTATCTTTAAGTTTTATTAACTCATGTGCTGTGATTTTATGGTCTACTGTGACACGATTCATTTCCCAAGTATCTAAAATATCTTCTTCAGTTGTACCTAGTGTGATTGTGCTACCACTACCACCAATAATATAATTTCCAGCAGCACCCATAGTGAGTGGTGAAATCCCAGTTGTAGTAATAATACCCATATCATCCATAGTTCCACCACTTGCAGTTAATGTAATTGTATCGTTCATGCAAACATCTCCAATCCTAATAAAAGAGGTTCTTCATCTTCAAACATCCATTCCAAATTCTCAAGTTTACCAGAGTTAAGGAATGAACTAAATCTATCTTTATCAATACCATGTTTATGGTCTAATCTTATATCAATGGTTTCATTTCTAGATTGCCATAAAACATCCCAGTCAATACCATACCATCCGTCTTTCTCACATTGCATAATTTCTTCTGCTTGTCTGTCAAGATAATATCCAAGATACCTACCATGATTAGCTCTAAAGATTTTCTTAAATGAGCACAGGCAAGTTTCCATTGTAAAGTAATCTATAGACGATGCGAGTTCTGGAAATCTCGCTTTCGTCTCTGCAAGAATCTCCATGGCTTGTGACTCAAGATTTGCATACTCCAATTTAGTGAGTTTTCTATCCACACTGTTTTCTTGTCCGATGGCATAAAGTAATCCATTACGATGAGAGCGAGAGCCATCATAATCGTCCAGCATGAGAGAAGTAGGATCGATCCGAACACCAGCGGTATGCTTAAGATGCTGAAGATAAAACCAAGTACTGTAACGACCAAACTTATGAAGGCTAGACTTAACGCTCTGCCACAAGTTATCAAAGTTGTCCTTCTCAGTGTTTCCATATAATGACTCTATCTTTTCTCGTTGAGTTTGATTGCCAATATACTTTTGATAAGATTCGAACATGGTAGGCAAATGTCCCTTGTTCCACTTTGTGTCAGTTTGATAACGCAATCGTTTGTAGTTGGTAGTATTCCACTGAGTCATACGATCCACAGTAGCCAACTCAAAGTCAGGAAACTCATTCATAAGTATCCACGCAGTTGGAAGATAGTATGTATTACCATACAACCAACATAACCATAACTTTTGTTCATCGTTATGTTCATATCTTTTATTCAGGTAGTTCGTTGCCCATACTGCTGGATCGCAATCATCATACTTCAATGACCACGCATACCAGCGAATGAACGCTTCCCTACGATT